CTGTACTCGAGTCGCCGGCGTGCGGCGAACTCGTTCTTGGTTTCGGTCACGATGTTCTCCTCGTGTGTGGTGTACACGGATGCGTGAGGGGGCGAGCCGTGCGGCTCGCCCCCTCACGCGGTGGGTCAGAAGGTCGGCGCGACGAGGCCGGTGCCGGAGATCTTCTGGGCGTGCACGCGGCGCTGCGCGGTGAACGCGTAGTAGCCGTAGACGACGAGGTCGATGTCGAGCTTCTTCGACTGGGTCTGCTCGGCCTTGATCAGGACGGGGGCGTTCGGGTCCTCCCAGAGGTGCATCTCCGACTGGGCGCCGAAGTAGATCTCGTCCTGGTTGGTGCCGGCGCCGAGGTTCGTCGCGATGTTGTTGTCGACGATGACCGGGGTGCCGTTCGGCAGCACGCCACGGAAGCCCGCGCCGTACCGCTCGCCGTAGTTCTCGCCGGCGAGCTGCGCGGCGACGCCGGGCTGCCCGAACAGGGGCCAGGTGGCGGAGAGCTGGGTCTGCAGCCAGTACCAGCGGCGCGAGTGCATGACGGCGATGGTGTCGCCGAGCATGGTGTTGAGCAGCGCCGCCTCGACGCCCGCGGGGCCAGCGATGAGCTTCGGGTAGAGCTCCGTGGCCGTCGGGGCACCCGACGTGTAGGTGATCGCGGTCGCGACGTTCGTCATGCCGATCGCGGCCTTGTTCAGGAGCTTGCTGTCGAGGTTCACCGCGTACGCGGCGAAGAGGTCCTCGATGACGGTGTCTTCGACGCCGAGGCCGCGCTCCGACGCCTGGCGGCTGATCGTCTGCGAACCGGCGGCGGTCCCGACGTTCACCGGCAGGAGGGTGTCGTCGAAGTCCTGCTCGGCCACCGCGGCGTGCTCGGCCGACTGGTCGTCGGCCGTCGTGCCGGTCGTGGTCTTGCCGATGTAGACGATCATGCCGGTCTCGGGCAGGTCGTGGTGGCGGCAGGCGTCGGCGAACGGGCGGCCGCCGCGCGCGAGCGGGGCGAACTCGTCGACGAGGTACTGCGGCACCACGAGCCCCGAGAAGTTCGCGGTACCACCGGCACGTTCGACGAGCGGGTGGCCCGCACGCTCCCGCTCGATGCGCTCCTCGCGCATGTGGGCCGACAGGCGCTCGTTGGCGCCGGCGTCGTTGCGGAGGAACTGGTTCACGACGTCGCGCGCGAAGTCCACGCCGCGACGGTCGCGATCGCGGTTGTACGTGCGCGACTCGACCACCTCGACGCGGTCCTGGGTGCGCTGGGCGCCGCGCTCGGTCTCGCTGCGCTCGGCCGACGAACGGTGCTCGGCCTCCGACTCGGCCTGCGCGGCACGGAGCTGCTCGAGCTCGGCGTCGACCGCGGCGAGCTGCTCGCCGAGCGAAGCGCGCTCACCGATGATCGTCATCGAGCGGGCGTCCTCCTGCTCGTTGAGGCCGCGGCCCTCGGACTCGGCGAGGGCGATCATCGCCGCCCCCTCGGTCTGGAGTGCCTCGCGCTGAGCGGCGAGGCTGGCTCGACGGGCCTCACGGGCCGCGATGAGCTGTGCGAAGTTCACGATGGAATCTCCTTCTCCCGGGTGTCCCGGGCTGGTAGGTGCGCGTGCGTTTCGCTCATCTGGCGTCGGCGTCCGTCATCTGCATGGCCGAGGCGTGCGCGTGTGCCCGCGGCCGGTCGGCAGCGGGAAGTCTGGAGAATGGGCGGCGGCCGCAGGTCAGCCCTGGGCGGAAAGGAACGCCTTCGCTGGGCTGCCTTCGCGGGGAGCCGATGAACCTGCGTTGACGGCCGCCGCCACGATCAGTCCACGAGCGCGAGTCGCAGCTTCGCGAGCGAGAGACTCACGGTCGTCGGCGCCGCCGGCGGTTCAGTCAGGGCCTCGCCGCGGGTCTGCCCGGGGAGGGCGCGCTCGAGGAAGGCGAGCTTGGCGCGGGCGCTGATCGACGTGTACGGGTTGGCACCGAAGTTCACCGCGGACACGTCGCCTCGGTGGATGTCGACCTCGGTGATCGAGTACGACGTGTACTCGGGGTTCCAGTTGCCGGCCTTGATGCGGAAGGCGAACGACATCTGGTCGATGTCGCCGTCCTCGACCGCGGTGACGAGGTCACTGACGTCCTGGCGGGTGGGGTTGAGGAAGGCGGTCGACGTGAGGTCGCCGGGCTCGTTGGTACCGAGCTCGAGCGTTCCCGACTTCGTGCGCGCCATGGTCATGCCGCGGTGATTGAGCAGGAATGCGACGTCGGGGTTCGCGGCGAGCGTCTTGTCGAAGGAACCCGATACGATCTGCTCCTCGTAGGGACCCCAGAAGTCGTACATCTCGTACCAGGTGTCGACGACGCTGGCGATGCCGTCGAGCTGGACGAAGCTCTTGCCGTCGCGCTCGATGGTCGACGCGCGCATCTGGGCGTTGAAGGCCTGGTCGCGCTGCTCAGAGAAGGGTGCCAGCGAGGGGTCGGCGGCGCACGCGGCGCGGCGGCCGTCGAGGTCGGCGGTGAGAGTGTTCATGCGGGGTCTCCGTTCGCGCTGGGCTTCTGCGTGCGGTTTGGGAACAGCCGGTCGAACTCGCCGTACTGGTCGTCGGTGAAGGGCTGCAGGTTGAGCGGTCGGCGCGCCTCGGAGGGCGCCAGGAGGCGGTCGCGGATCTGCTGGCCGAGCATCTTGGACTG